TGTACGGCATCTACTTCCCCCGTGTGCCCTTGGTCAGGCCGCTCTGGGCCTTGACCGCTGCCATCAGATCCTGGTCCGCGCCCGCCTGAACGTAGGCGTTGCCGCCGATCTCCCCGCCGCTGATCGGCTGGCCGGGCAGGATGTCCATCGCGTCCTGCGGTGCCACCGGCACCACCTCGGACTCAGGGATGGTTGTCTGCTCGATGACCCGCGTGGCCCCGGCCGGGTCCGGCCGTGGCCCGTCGCTGCCCGGAGCGGGCGTCGCGGGACGCATGATCGGGCCGGTCAGCAGCGACGGGTGCGGCTTGGGCGGGTTGTTGTTGTCCACCTCGGACTTCAGGCGGATCACCGCCACCCGCCGTCCGTCGCGGTCACCGTGACGCAGGAACTTCGCGGCTTCGTCGTCGGTCAGCCACACCGAGTCCCCCGCGCGCACCAGGTCCACCTGCCGGTCTTCCCTGGTGTTGTCGCGCCGGGGCACGGAGAGGTTGACAAGGGCGACGTACTCGCGGCCAATCCGCACAGCGGGGCTGTGCGTGTTCCCGATGTTGACCTTTTCGAGCAGCTTGGCGAGGGTTTTCTTCTCGGCCTCGGTGAGACCGTGCGCCTCGGTAACCGTGTCAGTCATTCGTGATCAGACTCCAGAGAGCAGGCAGATCGCCAGCGGCTGGTCAAGGCCGATGGCGCTCGCGCGCTGCGTGTCGGAGCGCCAGGTCTTGCGCGGCTCGTCGCGGTAGAGCGGCCCGGCGTAGAAGGGCACCTCGTCCGCGTAGAATCCGGCGCGCTGGCGCTGCATAACGATGGCGTTTCCTGGCGGCACCTGACGGGAAACCATAACGTCCAGGTTGAGGATCTTCTGCGGAAGAGTACCCGTGTACTGGAGGTTTTCCGACGCGATATCGCCAATGTACGGGGCGGCGAATGTGCTGCTTTGCAGCAGCGTGTTTTTCGTCCCGTGGTTGATGATTAGGGTGTCCGCCTCGAACCCCAACCATTGCGTCATGCCCGCCGGGGAAACGACGTTGGCGTTTTCCACCAGGTACATCGCCTGGGCGATGTCGCTGCGGATGGTGGCCGCCGCCGCCGACCAGGGGTTGGAGACCGCCAGGGTCTGAATGCTCGCGTTGGCGACCACGGCGCTGTAGAACGCCGTGTTCCACGAGTAGACCATGGTGTTCTTGACCTGGAGAAGCTGGCGGGTCACCGGGTCGATGGCCTGACGACGGCGCATCTCGTCGGAGACCATGATCGCCATCGCGCGCTCGTGGCTCCACACGACGCGCGGGTTGCCGATGCTGGTCGGCACGACCGGCACCTCAGCGAATTCCGAGCGGATCTCGGGGAAGTCGTCCGCGTAAAGCGGCGTGCTTTCCGAGTAGCGAACGGCCCCGCTTTGCGCCTGGCCGCCCATGCGCAGAACGCTGTCCATAATGAACTCGTTCTGCGTGATGTCGAGAATGAGCGCGGGAATGACCAATGGGTCCTTCAGCAACTCATTGACGGTTACTCTGGGGCCGTCAGAATAACCCCGTGCGCCGACTGGCATTGGTCAGTCCCTCGCTTTCCTAGAAAATCCTCATGCGGCCGAGGAAGTAGACCGCCGAGCCGAGGCCGCCGATGGCCTGGGTGAGCATGGCCGACGCCACACCGCCAGGGTGCGTGCACCGGCCGACGATCTGGCTGTACGTGCCGCCGCTGAACGGACCCACGGTGCCGTTGGCGGTGACAGCCAGAAGCTGGCCCGGTGTGCACTGCGCCGAGTACCAGGCCCAGATGTCGTAGCCGCCCGCGTACACCGCGCAGTAGTCGGTGAGCACGGAGATGTCGATCAGCGGCGCACCGTAGGTGTTGGGCGCTCCGGTCTGCGCGGACAACACATTCGCGTCGTTGCCCGCCACGCCGAGGACGTTGGTGGAGGTAGCGACGGCGGGCTTGACCGTGTAGTCAGTGGTGCCAGCCGTCTGGGTGTTGGGCTCTACCAACTGGCCGCCGAACACGAGCGTGGCGACCTGAAGACTTGCAGGCCCCATCTTGTAGTGCGGCAGGGAAGCCGACATAGGTCAGGTCTCCTAACTCGAATTGCTTACGCCCGATGCCTCGCCCTGCGTGTCGTGGGTGGGGCTGGCGATTGCGGTCCCGTACGTGTTGACCGGGTTGTTGGCGGCCCGGAAGCTGGACGCGCCCAGTGCGGTGACCTGGGACGGCGTCAGGTCCACGACGATGCCCTGCCTGTACTCCAGGGAGCCGTTGCGGATCGTCTTCTTCACCAGGTACCGGGCCATGATCAGATCCCTAGCTGTCCGCGAATCTCAGACACCCGCGTGATCCGTGCCTGCTCGGCCTGCCGCGAGGTGTCGGGGGCGTTGTCGAACGGCGACCCGATCTCGCCCGACATGTCGATCATGTTGGCCGCCTTGCCGAACTCGGTCAGCACCTTGCGCATGATCAGGCCGGAGTCGGCGGTCTGCCCGTTGGACAGCTCCACCGTCCGGCCGGTGCCCTCCAGGAGAGGCCGCGCCAGCTCGGTGATGTACAGAGGGACCCCGAGGTTGAGCATGCGGCGCTTCTCGTTCTCGAATGCCTGCTTGTCGTGCTCGCGCTGGAGGATGGACATCTGCCGCTCGGTCTCAGCCAGGCGGTAGTTGGCCAGCTCGATCTCGGACATCCCGTAGTCGTTGGACAGGGCCGCGCCCGCGTACTGGGGGGCGGGCTCGGCCACGTCGAATTCCGCCGCGACCTGGGCGAACTCGTCGTCGGTCATCGAGTTGATGGCCGCGATCAGCTCGTCTTCGTCCATGGTCTCGTCCTCGGTGTCGTCGCTGGCGTCCTCGTTCAGTTGGTCGAGCAGCCCGGCGATCTCGTCCGGGTCCAGCTCAAGCAGCCGCGCCAGCCTGGCCTGCTGGTCGGCGTCCATGTCCGGCATAGTGCTGCCGCCTTCCTCTCCGGCGAACTCCGCCGCCGACAGGTCGATGATCATGTCAACCCCGGCGGAGTTGGACATCTCCACGGCCTCCCACGGACCCAGGCCGGGGATGCGCGGATCCAGGGTCCCCAGCACGTGCTGAATAGCAGCCGGGAAGAAATTGCCGTCGCTGCGGGCGTACTCCTCCACGATGCGAGCGGAGACCCCCAGGTTCGGATTGCTGGTGAGCACCTTGTTGCCCTCCGGCGTCACCCGCGCGGTGACCCACAGCCCGTCGTTCTGGACTTCCACGCCGGTCACCCAGCCGCGCGTGCGCTCCGGGTTGTTGGTGTGCTTGTTGTCATCGGTGGCGAGCTGGAACGGCACCTGGTCGTAGGCCCCGGCCTTGAACGCGGCAGCCAGGTCTTCCAGGTAGTCGCGGTCGAACTGGAGCATCCGTCCCTGGTACTCCACCTCCCCGACGGGGAGCACTTTCTTGCGCCACACGCTGGGCGCGGTCATCAGCGCGCGGGACTTGATGAACGGGGTCCGGATCTCCGCTGGCATCGGCTAGCTCGCCTTCTGGCCGAACGCGCCGGACTTGGTGTTCTGCGCCCGCTTGGCCATCGCCATGGCCACGGCGGGCTTGACTCCCTTGGCGACCAGCTTCTTGTAGATTCCTTGGCCGCGCGGGTTAAGGCCGTTGCCGCCGCTGCCGCCGCTGGTGTCGGAACTGGCGGCGTCGTCGTTGTCGGCGTCGTCGTCCGAGGACGCCAGGCGGATGGCCGGGATGTTGAACTGCTCCATGAGCGGCGTCTGGACCGGCGGTGCCTGGAACGGCTGCTCGGCCGCCAGGCGGTTGTAGTTGCCGAACATGTCCAGCAGGGCGTTGCGCTGCTGGCCGCGCGGCTCCAGGTCCCGGCCGTTGACCGTGGACACCCAGCCCGCCTCGGTGCGGCGCATGGTGCCGATCTCGTTGCCGCCCTGCCGGTGGCGGACCACCGCCGTGCCGTCCTCGCGCCGGTTGACGATCACGTCGGGGATCTGGCGGACAGGCAGACGGCGGGCCAGGTTGATGTGCCGCTGGCCCCGGTTGGCCAGGCCCAGGTTGCCGCTCGATGCACCGCGCACCGACAGCGGTACGCCGCTGCGGACGCCGGACGTGGACGGCGCGGGGGTGCGAAGCGCGTCCGGAGTGATGCCGTTGCCGTCGCGCCGGGCGCTGTCGTTGTCGTAGTCGCCGTCGTTGGAGCGGAAGTCGTCAGGTCCGCCGGAGTAGCCGCAGTTGGGGCAGGAGAAAGCGTTCCCGCCCGCGAAGTCGTAGTGCATGCTCGGCCCTTCGTTCGTGTGCGAGACGGTGATCTGGCCCCTGTACCGGCTCGCCACGGCGCGCTGGACCTTGGCCTTCTGCGCAGGCGTCCCGTACTGCGCGATGCGCGACAACGCGCTGCGGGCTCGCTTGGCCGTGTCAATGGGGTAGGCATTCTGCTTGGGCAGCGCGAAATCACTCTTGGGGATGGGCTTGCCGCCCGCCAGGCGCTTCCCGTTTTTCTGGGTTAGCTTGCCGCCCATGCAGACAAGCCTTTCTCTCAGGCAGAAATGCTGCTGACAGCATGGTACTCATGCCTGCCTGGGTATCTGCAAGATACGCGCGCAGCTACCCAGGGAGAGAGGCAGTAATTTCTTCAGGATCAAAGCCTGCATT